AGCTGCTTCATCCATTCGGCGGGCGTTCCCTTCGGAATGTGGATATAACCGGTCGGCCACTCCGATCCCGCGGCAATGTCCTCTTCCGTCGGCGCGTTCAGGCGCAGGAAGCGATAGGTCTCGCTTTTGAATACTGCGCCCGCGACCTTCCAGAGTTGAACACCGCGCCGGAGTTTGCGACCGCCCTCAGTCGTCTCGACGTAGGTCGGTCCGTCCACTGGCGTTGATCGGTCAAAGCCCGCCACGCCCTTGACCGCGAGCACCTGACCGCGCCCGACCGAGCGAACCCACGAATAGACCGCGTCAGTCGTCACGCCGTCACCGGAGTCGATCGCCATTCGTGCCAGAGCCATGTTGGCGCCACCCTCGTGCGGCCAGGTTGTGTTCAAGAACTCCGTCAGCTTGGCCCAGATTTCAGGCCGTGCGGTGTCGCCCTCGATAACGATGTGATCGACCAGCCAAGAGCGCAGGTTCCGGCCCCAGCCCCAAACGTCGATCTCGATGCGGTCGCGCTGCACGTCCGCACCGCCTGTGAGAACCAGCACGCCTTCCGGTGCCATACCGAGCTGCCAGTCCTCGCGCCGCTCATAGAGCCGCTGCCAGTCAGGCGCTTCGCCCTTTTCCTGCCATGTCTCGCCCAAAACCGTGTTCTTGAGCGTCTTCAAAGCGGCGTCGTTGCCTACTGCCTGCTCCCAGCTGCGGGCAATTTCCTCCCAGGTCAGCCACCCCAGCGGCGAATAAAGACCGCTGATGTGATATCCGACCACGCCAGCCGCCTTCGCATTGGCCAGAACGTCCGGTTCTGCTGTCGGCATCCAGCAGGCCCCGTTTGCCTCGTCCATCATCGCGGTCTTGTGCCGCTCATTGATCGGTTCTTCGCAATGCTCGCAGATGTAGCGCGCCGTTTCAGGCCTGCCCTTGTCCCAGCGCAGGCGTTCGAATTGGAGCCACTGCAGGGCACCGCAATTTGGGCAGGGCACGTGGTAGCGCTGCTGATCGCTCATGTCGTACTCCCGCTCGATCCGCGACAGGCCCTTGATTGTGGGCGTCGAGGCGAGGAACACCTTGGACCTGTGCCCGAAACTGATTGTCCGCGCCTCCGCCAGCGCGATCGGGTCGCCTTCCCCGTCGAGGTCGCCCGGATAGGCGTCCACCTCGTCCAGGAACACCCAGCGCGCGGGCATCGAGCGCAGACCGACCGCACTGTTAGCGCCCGTCAGGATCAGCTGCCCGCCCGGGAACCGCTTTCCGAGGATCGTGTTGCCGCTGTCCCGCGACCGCGAAGGCATCACCAGCGCCCGCAGTTCCGGGCTTTCCTCGATCAGCGGGTCGATCCGCTGCTGCGACAGGCGCTTTGCCAGATCGACCGTGGGCTGGACCGCAAGAAACGGCCCCGGCGCACGGTGCATACAAAACCCAATCCAGTTGTTTCCGGCCTCCGTCGCCCCAACCTGAGCCGCCTTCATAAACACCACCCGCTGCGCCGGGCTCGATGGAGACAGATCGTCCATGATCGCCCGCATGAAGGGCGTCCGCGCTGTCCGGTATGGCCCGGCCTCTGATGCTGCCCGCGACGACAGGATGCGGTGACGATCCGCCCACTCGGAAACCGTCAATGCTGGATCCGGCGCAAGGCCAGCCAGCCAAGCGCGCCGAAGTTCGTCTGCGCCGTCGTAAGCCTCAGCCAGCATTGACGGCTTCCTGCCTGTGATAGTAATGCCTCAGTTCAGCTTTGCAGCGTCGTTTCCCGAGCCGGATAGCGCAGATGACCGCGCCGCAGCCTTCCTCGTCAATTTGGGTTTGCTCCCGAGCCCTGAGCCATTTGAGTTGCAATGTTATTCTGTCGTTCAGGATACTGTTTGCTTGGCGGTGGCGCCTTTCCTTACGGAACTCATCGAAGTTCAATTTTCACCTCCGCCATGTCCGCCAGATGCTTGCGCAGGTATTTATCCAGCACCTGCTCCATTTGGTGCGCTTCGAGGCCGAGCTCTGCCGCCATGTTTGCTGCCACACGAGGAGGCCAGTTCAACCAAGCGTCGCGCTCGCGACGTGCCAGATCAAAGACCGTGCTTGTGGCGCGCGATCTATCGACCAGCTCACCCTTCATCTTCGCCAGTTTGACCTTGGCCGTCTGCGCTTTCAGTACCTCGTTCGCCATCCGCGCGCGCAGGAACGAGACTTCTCCGCCTCCGCTTGGCTCTGGATCGGTGCCAGACTCGCGCAGGGTTTCGCTCACCGCATCGATCGCGGAGCGCGGTACCGGCTTTGTCGCTGCCGCCCGCGCTGTCCCTGCCGCTGTGGCCGTGCCCATCGCTTGAGCGTTTGGCCCGCGCTGCTTTGCCGGGTCGGTCTGCGCTGCCCATTGCCGATCAGCTTTTGCAGGGTCGATTGACCCATCGGGCTCCAAGTTGATCCGGCATGTCGCGATGGCCTTGCCCACCGCTGTATGGCTCACGCCACGGTGCGCAGCGTATTGCCGACGCGACATTCCCATTCGGATCAGGCTCCCCTTCGACACACCCCTTTTGCTTGGGGTTTCAGCTTATAAAGCAATGATATTGCTAGGATTTCTCTACACTACAAGCGCTCAAAGAGCGAATGTGATTACACAGAGCGACGCAGCCCGCGACGCACCAGCCACGGAGACAAGACCATGACAATCGCAAAGACAAACGACACCACGCGCATCTTTATCGACCGCAGCAACTTGAACGCAGCGATGACAACGACCGACCTGCACAACCACTTTTTGCTGCAGAACCTGAACAGCGAAGTGTTCGAGATGGCTGGCCGGGTCGGGATCGACTGCCTGACCATCGAACTGCTCGATGTCGCCAAGCTCCTGAAAGAACTCGGCATCATCTGAAACCCACCAGCCCCTGCCCAGCGCAGGGGCCCCAACCGCACAAGGCCAAACACCATGAACACTCGCAAGAACTGGATCGACAAGATGACCAGCAGGGACTACGCGCTCGACGCCTTTGCAAAAGGGGAGCATGCAGAATGAACTCATTTGAACACTTCCAGCGCGCCACCTGCCTGATCGCAGATGGCAATCAGGCAAGCGCGGCTGAGGACTTGCAAGCTGCTCTCCAAAAGCTCGACGCGGATCCCAAAAACGATCCTTCGCTGCGAGCCGATCTTGCTGCTCTGCTGGCCACAGTTTCCCCAAAACCTCAACCGCAAGCTAGCGCCCAGCGCGCTGGCACAAAGCAGGCGGCACTGATCGCCATGCTGCAAGCGCCCGAAGGTGCCACGCTGGACGAGATCGTCGCTGCCACTGGCTGGCAAAAACACACCGCGAGAGGTGCCCTTTCGGGTGCCCTGAAGAAGCGGCTCGGACTGACCATCCACGCCGAGCCGGAGCCCGGTCGCGGGCGGGTTTACCGGATCGCGGACGACGAAGCCTCCTGAGCGCCGCCAGCACGTCCTGACCTGAAGGAGACCGCGCCCAGCGCGGTCTTTTCGGTTTCTGCCGCGCCGCGAACTCGCACAGCCTCGAAGAAGCGCCGCAGCGCGTACGATCTGATCACCGAGACCACGGTGAAAACACCGCCGATGGCCAAGTGCTCGCCCATCGTGGCGTGGATCCCGAAGATCGGGAACACCAGCGCCTGCGTCATGACCGCCACGCCGAAGCCGACGGCGACGTTCGTGACTGCCTCGACAGCTGACATGAGCCGGGATTGTTTCACGCCGCCGCCTTCCGTTCAGCGTGCAGCTCAGCGAAGGAGCGCCCGTCGCCCTCGAGGACAGCCGTCTGGCCGGTCAGGTTCTGCCAGCGCTCCACGATCACGTCGATGTAGGCGGGGTTCAACTCGATTCCGTAGCAGACGCGCCCGGTCGTCTCGGCTGCGATCAGCGTGGTGCCCGATCCCATGAAGGGCTCGTAGACCGCTTGGCCTTGGCTCGAGTTGTTGAGGATTGGTCGGCGCATGCACTCGACCGGTTTCTGCGTGCCGTGGACCGTCACGGCGTCCTGGTCCTTGTTGGCGATGTGCCAGAGCGTCGTCTGCTTGCGATCTCCCGCCCAGTGTCCCTTGCCCTTCTTGCGGACCGCGTACCAGCAGGGCTCGTGCTGCCAGTGGTAGTCGCCGCGGCTGAGGATCAAACGGTCTTTCGCCCAGATGATCTGCGACCGGATGTTGAAGCCGGTGTCGATCAGGCTTTCGGCGACCGTGGTGGCGTGCAGCGCGCCGTGCCAGACGTAGGCCACGTCGCCCGGAAACAGCGCCCAGGCCTCGCGCCAATCGGCGCGGTCGTCGTTCAGGACCTTGCCGGTCCGCTTGGTGCTGGCCGCGCCCGCCTGGTTGCGCCAGCTCGGGTCGTACTCGACGCCGTAGGGCGGGTCGGTCACCATCAGAAGCGGCTTCACACCGCCGAGCACGCGCTCGACGTCGGTGGCGAGGGTGCTGTCTCCGCAGAGCAGGCGGTGGTTGCCGAGGACCCACAAATCGCCGAGGACCGAGACCGGCTCGGCAGGAGGCTCCGGAACATCGTCCTCGCCGTCGACCGCATCGCCGAGTTGCGGGCCCTCGATCTCCTCGAGCATCCCTTCCAGTTCCTCGTCCGAGAACCCGACCAAGTCCATGTCGAAGCCGTCGGCGCGGATCAGATCGATCTGCTCAAGCAGTATCTCGGTGTCCCATCCGGCGTTCAGCGCGATCTTATTGTCCGCGACGACCAGTGCGCGGCGCTGCGTCTCGTTCAGATGCGCCAAGACGATGGTCGGAACCTCGGTAAGACCAAGGCGCTGCGCGGCCATCAGCCGCCCGTGGCCAGCGATGATCACGTCGTCGTCGCCGTTCAGGATCGGGTTGGTGAAGCCGAACTCCGCGATCGAGAAAGCGATCTGCGCGACCTGCTGGTCGGAGTGCGTCCGGGCGTTGCGCGCGTAGGGCACGAGGCGCTCGGTTGGCATCATCTCGATCTGCAAGGGCGAACTCCAATAAAAGAAGCCCGGTGCTTGGCGGAGCACCGGGCTTTAAGTTGAGGCGAGCAGCCGCCCAACAGGAAGATTTTCGACGCTGGCAACCTGGAAACCCAAAGGTGGAAACCCACCCCGGAAACCCAGAAAAAACCTTTGTCACTAGAGACTTAGCGCGCTTCCG